TGTCTATATTACCGCCGGTCTTGTTAGCGTGAGCCGCTTCTTGAATATTCCCAAACACTCCACCTTCTTGAGTGGCTTGTTCCCGCATGGCTTTCTCTTGGTTTTCTAAAAGAACTGCCGTTACGGCTCTCCGATAATTGTCTTTAATCGGAGGGAGATCTTCATGATTAAGAACCGGACCCCACTTTTTCTGAAGGTCTTCAGCTAGGTACATATTTTCTCCTATAAGGTTATAAAATTAAGTATTGTAGCGTTTTATCGCTGATGTATAATGTTTCATGTCTTCATTCAGTTTTTCTTCCGGTTGCTCATCAGAAATTTCAATTGTTTCATCCGTTTCTGTGATTTCTGAGGTAACTGCATCAGATTTAGGAAAATAACTTTCTTTAAGTACATTCAATTTTTCAATGTATTGCTCTTCGTTCTCATATTCGATACCTTCCGCCAACTTAGAGATTTTTTCCGTTTCAGTATCGGCCAAATCTTTAGTTGCTGATTTAAGGGCATCATCTTTTTTGAACTGAGCCAATTCTTTTTGGAGGTCTACTCCACGATTAATTTCTTCATCCAAAGAGGTTTCAAGATCTTCAACTTTTGTGAATAAGTCGTCAACCATGTCAACTTTCTCTTCAGGAATGTCGATATAATGTTCTGCGAAAAGAGTTTTGAGTCCAGCCATGAAATCTTCAACCAATTCGGAACGAATTCCGCGTTCGATTGCAAGTTCATTTTCGGACATCCACTCTTCAACAACATATGTCAAATAACCGTCAACTTTTTCGGTCATTTCTTTTTTGAAGTCTTCGCTAGATTTATCTTGATCCTCTTTAAATTGAGTTTCAATTTCATCTACTTTTTTATTAACTTCTTCTAAAACTTTTGCTTGTACTGCAGCTTCGAAAATAGTCGAGGCCTTCTCTTTGAATTCCTCTGTCAGTCCATCTTCACCTTGTACAAGTGCCTCAACATCATCTTTTACATCAATGTTAAGATCTTCTGCTTTAATTGCTGCTTTAGTACGTTTTGACTCAACTTTTTCTTCATCATCTTCTTCTTCCTCATCATCTTCTTCAACGAGATCAGTAGCTTTAAGAATAGCTTCGTACTGTGCTGCTAATTGGTCTTTTTTCAGACTATTAAGTTTTTCGTAAACGGATTTTAGCATTCCATTCTTGGTCTTTGGAACTGGAGTAACTGCTTCCGATTCTTCTTCTGGCTCTTCTTCCTCTTCATCTTCTTCATCACCTTCTTCTTTTTTAACTGAGGCTTTAGATTTACCAGCTTCGGCTACGATTTCCTCTTTGTCTGAAGAATCTTCCGCAACAACTTCCTCTTTGGGCAGTTCTTCCTCTGTTATTTCTTCAGACTCTTGGGTCAAAATTTCTTCAGACATTTAAATCTCCTGTATCTATTAAAAATAGTATTTACTGTTATTATTTAGTAAATTTATAAACTTGACATAAACGTTTCGAATGCATCTATCTGTGTTTTTTCTAGATTTTTTCGAGAAAGTTTAATTTGTTTTTCGATTCGGGCAACGTGGCGTTCATCAAGAATACCATTATCCCATATCCATTCTTTTCCTTCCATAATACCATTGACAAAAGCCGCTGGAGCGGAAGGATCGGCAACAATATCAGCAGCAGTTGCAAGATAAAAATCATCTTGTACTTGACTACAATTGCGTCCCATAGGCTTTAAGGAGCCCATTCCTCTGGATGAGACACCCAAACGGGCACCCTCATCGATAAGGTTCTTTACAATTTTTCCATAAGGTGTATCCAGAATCTTTGCTCGGCCTCTAAAATCGTTTCCATCCTCTTTTAACTCTGTAATCATGTGGGAAACTCTTTCAAGATTTACCGTTGGTCCTTCTGGATGACCTAGTTCACCAAAAGCTCTGTTTTGTTTGATATAATTTTGTTCGTATCTCTTAGCTTCTTTAGTTAATATATGTTTTGGATATAACCGACCATTGCGATTCTTCACATTGGCCTGCATGAATACACCCTCAATATAATAATCTTTTCCTGTCTTGGAATCTTCACATATAAATTCTACATCTTCTAATGTTTCGCAAATAAGTCTCATATTTCTCCTATTATGTGAAATTTCCTAGTACGTAATCAACTCTGTATCCCAAACTTGCATTTTCTTCGTATGCTGGAACATCATACCCCGGCGCTTGTTTCTTCAATTCCATTATGATCGTATATGAATCAGTACCACCGTGATCTGCTGTAGTGAATTGAATATCTCCTAAAACCTCAGAGCTATCACCAGTTGCGTTTATTGGTATCCCTGGTAACTCATTTCCAGGCATAGACCATGTTCCATTACCTCCAAATTCTCCAATATATTTTTCCGCAGTAGATCCATCCCATTCAATTCCAACTTGACAACCGATTGTTGCCCACATTATCTTAGTAACTAATACATTCCACTCCAGGCCTATAAAGGCACCACTATTTGCAACAGTTCTAGTGTTAGTTCCACTTACTCCACCAACAATTGCATCACCATTAGACATTCCAGTATCTATTGAAGTTGCTTTTTTATTTGTATTATCCCATCCAACAACTTCTACTGTAGATGCTCCAGCAGTGAATCCAGTACAAATAAAAGTTTCCGAAGCGCCGACTGTTATTACTTCACCAATTTTAAAATTCGGACTTGCAGCACCACTAAGTGTTAATGTATGTTTTGCCCAAGCAAGTGTCGATAAATCTACTTTCTTAACATCTGATTCTGATGCATCTGAAAAGAATTTTGCAATATATTTTTTTTCATTATCAATTAGTACTTGTGATTCAGCTGCCATCTGTTATTTCCTCTGAACTTTCCGGCTCTTTCGAGTCTGTCTCTGTTTTGGTTAAAAAAGTTTGCGCAAAATCTTTTTTCTTGTTTTCTAATGCGACTGTTATTTTTTGTTGAAGTACATCTCCTATTGCAGATTTCACTTCTGAGCTATCTCCACCTATGGACATAGACACAATATCACTAACTCTAGCTGCTTCAGACATAACTTTTCCTCTATTAATAGATATTTATAATATTTATACTATTTATAAATGTTAACCACTTATAACTTTTAGATCAGGCCTATCTTTTGATGGATCATATTCTGCCCATTGATCTTCATCAGGTTTTATGTCACCTGCGGCCTGTTCTTGTTCTATTTGATCTTGTATTGCATCAATTTCTTCTTGTGTTAATTTAAGAACTTTTTTATTGATATATTCTATAGAAAAGAATTTACCAACAACATCATCACGATATCCCATATCACTAGTTAAAATACTCAATCGTTCTTTCATCATTTGAGCATCTTTTAATTCTGCAAAATGAGAATCGGTCTGCCATTCATAAATAATTTGATCTTTTATCATCAACCAATCGTGAGAAGAAACAATTCCCTTGAGAAGTAACTGTTTTTCAAGAATATCTTGAAATAAAATATTAAATCTAGCACGTAATCTCTCAACAAAACGAGTAAATTTAACCTCATCCCTAGAAATTTCTTCTGCTCTGCCTAGTATAAAGCCTGAATCCTGTTCTAACCGTGAAGGGGGAACATTGAGTGCTTTGTATAGTTTTGTTTTGAAGTAATCAACATCAGCCAATTCACCAAGATTCTCCCCTCCCGGCAACGTTGTAATTTCTGTACCTCTACCACCTTCTCTACGTGGAAGCCAGTAATCCTCTAACATACTCATGTGCTTACGTTCATCTTTAACTTCACCAGTATTGGAATCATATACCAATTTATTCTTATATTTGTTCATAATATCACGTAGATACTGTTCTGCTTTGATCTTAGGTAAATTACCAACATCAATGTAGAAAATTCTACGTTCAGGAGCACGTGAGATACGGTAGATGACCACCGCGTCTTCAAGCATACGTAATTGATTCAGGGGTTTGATTGCTTTGTGGAGATGACTTAGGACTATTTTTCTATCAGCATCTAATACACCAGAATGAACATAAGAAATAGAATCATTAGAAATTTGAACTGTAGCGCCTCCGCTACCGCCTGCTATACCCCTTTCATTGAACACATAATATTCTTGGAATTCAGAAGTATCAAGTTCTGCACCTTGAAGCCCTTGAACAACTTTAGGTTGTCGAACTTTTTTTATTTTAAGAGGATCTATCGGGCGTAGTTCTAATATACCACGTTTAGGGTTTTTATTATCAATAATAATGTGAAAATACAATCTACCATCAACATACCATTTTCTGAACAGTTCAAATCCAACTTTTCGAAAATCAAGCAAACGAACTAGTTCTATGAACTCTTCCTTTATGCTTTCTCTAATATTATCTGATAGATTAGATTTTTCTAGGTTAATGCTGACAGGAGATTCTTCCCTACTTGCAACTATAGCATCATTAACAACATCATCTATTGCTTGATCACATTCAGGAAATGTTGCCATTTCTCTATATTTTCGGATCAATTCTTGTTCATTTTTTGCGACACCCTCTAGATCGACATATGTTCCATATGCTCCACCAGCGGCACCAACTTCAAGTGCACCATCTTCTGGTTCGGGAAGTGCAAAAGACCTTTTATTTTTTGCGTCCTTATCGACTCTTCCTATAGAAAATCCAAATAATTCAACTGCCATACATTCTTCCTAATAGGTGTAAATGGGAGTAAATTTCATCACTCCCATATAAAATTGTTTCTTTCATTATCTATTAATTAAAAACCAACATTACTTTGACTAGATTTCCAATAACTGAATTCCCATGTTACATCATAAGTCTGGATATCATTAGTTTCCCAATCAACTGTAATTTCACCAATTGCAGAAGGCCATGCATCGATGAATTCATAAGATTTTGGTACAACAGTTCCAGCCTTCGCAAATGTTCTAACTTTTAATGTCCCAGTATAACTCTGAATCTGAATCATAGCTGCAGCTCTTATATTTGTCTTATGAGAATTAAGTTGTTCCATCCAGCTTTCAATGTTGTTTCTAATTTCCATACCCTCATCATTATAAACGGTTGTTGTCCATTGAACTGCTGCACGATTACTGGGAATGTTAATACCTCTTCCCATATATGTAACGGTTGCTACATCAATTGTATCACCCGGTAAAGTTGTAGCTTTACATAAAAAACTAAAATCATTAACGGCGGATGGTTGTATTGGTCCTTTAGTAGTTGTTAATTCTGCTTCGAATAAACTGGCTAATGCTCCACCCGCTTTTAATTTTGAGGTAAAAGTGTCTATTGAAAATGACATGATTTCTCCTTTACGCTTCCGCGCCGATGACTATGTTAAAAGTAAATGGGGGAGCTCTTTTTTACAAGTGCACCCTTCGGACGCCATCGTCTTCCCCCATTTCTTATGTATATTACTATTTATACAGTATTATATTATCCAATAATTTCTGCAAATTCAACTCCAGATCGTACTGCAACGAATTGCAGTTGGATAAAATTAATTGAACGTGAAGGTTTAATATAAATGTCACCACGAAATTCGTTACGATCAACAACTTCCGCTGTATTATTACTATCGTCACAAACTACAGAAAAATCTTGAACTCCGCCCCTTCCTTGAATATCTCGTAAGAAAGGTTCTACAGTTGCAGTGAATCTTGAACGAGTAAATGCATCGTTGAATTCGAACAAGAAGGATTTTGCCATATTAGCTATTGATTTTTCCAAAAGGATAAACAACCTTCGTACATTGATACGATCAAACGCTGAAGGTTTTGCTAATAGTGTTTTATCTCCGAAAAGAAGTATTCCGCTTCCAGGAAGTCCAACAACCGGATTAACTCCATTTTTATAGAGATTATCCCGTTCAGTTTTATTTGGATTAAAAGGAAGTTTGATAGCATTTCGGATATTTCCTCGATCAATTCCAGCAGGGGAAAAGAATGGATCTCGCGCTGCATCTGTAAAGGCACAACATCCAGCAACATCACCGTTTAATGGAACATATCTATACACATCATTGTACTTATCATACATATATTTCCATCCAGAGTCAAGTACTGCGTATGAAGAACTTGGCATTGTATTACGGAATGCTACAACATCGTCAGCTTCGCTTCCTGCGTTATCAACAACATTTGCTTGCGTAGGTGAAATAAATGCCACACAATCTTTACGATATTCTGCAATATTATTAATTGCATGAATAGCTGTTGCTGCATCTGCATCAGCAGTCATTAAGAGTGTTACATCTACTTCTTCTGCGTTTTTGAATTCATCCATAGCTGTCTGAATATTTCCAGCGGTTGCTGCAGTTCCAGCAGTTCCACCACTTAGACTTCCAGAAATGATAATTCCTT